TTTTTGGACGGTGTATTAGATTTTAAAGAAAGAAAATTTACTAAATGGGAAAATGTTGAAAATGTTTATACAACTATTATTATTAATTTTAATTATGAAGAATATTTTAATAATCCAAATAAAGAATTTATTAATACTATTAAAGAAACAATATTTGAAAATCTTTTTAATGATAAAACTGATTTAGTTTTAAAATACTTTTCAAGAGCAATAACAGCAAATATTGAAGATAAAAATTTTATGTCTTTTATGGGTAATAGAAACTGCGGTAAAGGAATTTTATATTTATTATTTAAAGTTGGTTTTGAGGATTATGTAAATTCATTTAATTTAGAAAATATGTTATGTGATAGACAAAGCAAAAAATCTTCTGATATGGCTAAAGAAAATGGGTGGTTAATGGATTTTCAATATTGTAGAATTGGAATAAGTCAAGAAACCGAAGAAACTGAAAAAGATATTACAAAACAAAAAAAAATAAGTAATAAAGTCATTAAAAGTATAGCAAGCGGTGGGGATGTTATTGAATGTAGAAGTTTATATAATGATAAAATTAAAATTAACATTGATACATCTATAATTATATTGGGTAATAATTCAATTGTATTTGATGGCAACGATAATGAAGAACACCATATTAGATGTGAAGGCGTTAAACAATTTATAAGTCAAGATAAATATGATACATTATTAAATAAATATGGGAAACAATTTATGTCTGCATATTCTATAAAAAAAGATGATTTAAAACAAGTAATATATGAAAATGAAAATTATAAATTGGGTATTATTTATTTATTGTATGAATATTATGAAAATAAAGCCTTAGAAATTAATAATAAAAAAATTATACTTGATGAAAATTTTAAATTTATTACTGATGATGATGATGATAATAATATTAGTGTTAGAGAAATGATATTTGAAAATTACATAATAACAAAAGATAAAAACGATCGTATAATTAAAACTGATGTTTATGATTTATTAGATTGTGATAAAAAAAAAATTAATGCTGAATTAAAAGAATTGGGATGTGTTAATAATGCTTTAAAAACAAAAGATGGTAAAGCGTGTTTTATAAATATTAAAAAAAAATAATTACTTTTTATACTTATTAAATAATATTATTAATTTATTTCTTCCACATCCTTTCATTTCTTCATCACTTGAACTTGAATTATCGCTTTCTTCGTCGCTTTCACTATCTTCATTTTTTATTTTTAGAATTTTATTAAATCCACTCCTAAATCGTTTATCATCCGTTGCGTCTAAATCTATTAATAAAAAATCCGTCACAGAAACAACATTTTTTTTATATATATTCTTTAATTGGTCTAAATCAACTCCTAAAGAATACTCCTTTAATATACTCGTCAAATCTTTTGTTGAACCAACTTTTTTTAAAATAATATAATTAACATTCATTCTAACAACACGCGGACATTTAAAATATGATTGGGTCAAATAAATAATATTCACCCCTTTAGCAATTTTTCTTCCTCTTATAAAATAATCTTCAATAATAGATTGGTTTTTTTCTAAACATAAATCATCAAATATAATTAAATGTTGTAATGATGGATCAAATTCTTCTTTATCGTCTAATGATGGTATATTTTTAAAACCTTCATAAATTTGAAAACTTGACGGATCTAATTTATCACTTAACATTCTATATAATGGTTCGTTTTTATCTTTACAACATATTTTTATATTTCCGAATGTATCATTAAATTTTTGAATTATATTTAATGCGATCATCGTTTTCCCACTTCCAGAACTCCCATTTATTAACACGCGAAAGGGCAGATTAATTAAATGTTTTTCATAATTTGGATTATGATAATTATTTTTATATTTCTTTGGTATTTTTTCATAATAGTTAATTATATCATTATCTTTTTTTTTATGCTTTTTTTTATCCATTGTTTATATAATTAATATATAAAAATAAAATATTATTTTATAGAATAAATTATATTATGTCTCAAACAAATCCCCCAAATCCATTTCCATTAAATCCAATTTTTAATTATTCCGATTGGATTATAAATTTAGAATATTTAACAATTAATATAGCAAATGGACTATATTTAAAAAAGGCTGGTGATAGTGCAACTGGTTTAATAAATTTTAATGTTGGTTTAACTTGTTCTAATTTATGTAATATTTCTTGTAATGTTTTATTAAATGGTGTTCTTGGAACTGATAGACAAATAACGGCTTCATATTTAAATTTAACTAATGCAAATGATAATACTGCTTCAACTCAAATATTTTCTAATTTTGGAACAATTTATTATGATAATAATACTAATAGTGGCTCACATATTTTCGCAACTAATAATTCAAGTGGAGTTCAATCTTTAACACTTCAACTTAATAGTCTCGATATGACTATTCAAACAACTAATCCGCCAACATGTAATGCGGTTCAACCTTTATTTACTGATAGTTCTACAAAAATACCAACAACGGCGTGGGTTCAAAGTGCAATAACAAATACTCCATCCGTTCAAAAAACTTATACACTTCAATATACTACAAATACATCTATAACACTGCCGACAAATTGTATTGGTATTTCTGTTAGATGTATAGGACGAGGTGGGGCAAGTGGAAATGCTTTTGATAATAACGGCGGAACTTGGAATGCTGGAGGTGCTGGAAGTGCTGGAACAACTATTACAAATAACGGAATAATACCATTTACTGCTGGCCATATTTTACAAATCAATTTTAATTTTTATACTGAAATATTATCAACAACATTGGGCGTTTCTGTATGTCGCGCAAGTGCTGGTGCAAATGGATCTAATGCAACATCTGGCGGTGGTGGATTAGGTGGTATTTCAAATAATCCATTTACAACAAATAATAACATTTGTTCGTGGTCTGCTTTATATGGTTCTAATGGATTAAATGGCGGTTCAAATTTAAATTTTCAATCTTCTCAATATCCAGCAATTGGGGGAACTCCAATTTGTCAATTATGGAATGCTTCAACGGTTTATGGTGCTGGCCAAAATTGGAATGGTTTTATTACATTAAATAGTTTTCAAGGACCAGCAATTAATATTTTGGGCGGAATTTGTTTTATTACATATTATTTAAAATAAATAATATTTGTTATAATTTTTTTAATATATAATTATATACAATTATGACATCAACAAAATCAATAATATTAGAAAGCGACGATTATCCATTATTAGGAAGAATTGATTTTAACCCTTTTGAAATAATTGATGAATTAAGTGGTAATTCAATAACATTTCAAAGATTATGCTATCTACCAATTGGACTCCAATCTTTAGAAGCTCCGCCAAATGGAACAACATTACATATTCAAGATACTATTTTAATTGATAAATTATTAAATGATATTTCAAATACTTTAACAAATGAAGATATCACTATAATAGATACATTAACAAATGAAAATATTTTAATAAATAAAAATAGTGTATTTATTAAGGATGGATCAATTGGTTATACATCAACATCTGCAATCGAAATAGAAAATATTAATTCTACTGCTGGGACTACTAATGGTGTGCCATCTATGGAATATTATAAATCTGGACGGATTGGTGCTACGGCGGATGTTATAATGTCTCAACAATTTAACGCATTAAATTATTTGGGTGCAAAAACAACCTTTGGAAAAATTGAATGCTCTATTACAAGCAATAATATACCAAGTTCTGGAGGAGTTGATGGAGCGATAGATTTTTATACTTGCGTTAATGGTTCTAATAATAATGTTTTTAGATTAAACGGTCAAGATAATGAAAATAACACTTTTAGACCTTTTGATTTAAATGGTAATTTACTTAAGACTTCACAAGGTAATATTTTTATTGATGCGACTGCTTCTTCTGGAACTGGAAGTGTCAATATTAATGCTAAAACTGGGGGGAATGTTAATATTAATTCAAATGTAATAATGGGTAATAGTGAAAGTTTCGTTCAAAGAAATCCAGCATTTACTATTTATAATAATCAAACAACAACATCAATTAGTCTTGTTGATATTTCAATGGGAGGTATTCTTAATGAAAATTTAAATTCAAATATTTCTCAAATACTTAGAAATGGAAATACACTTGAAATATTAAGTAATGAAAGTTATTGTAATTCACAAACGATTGTTAAATTTGAT